CTGTCGACAATATTGTATCTAAATCAATCATCACTAAATCTTTTTCATTTAGAGCTGAGTATAGAAAATATGGGGATCCATTAATGGTAGAAACTCGTGATCTCATCCACTCACATGACTGTAACGGAGTCATGTATGGTACAACGACCTTCATGTTAGGCTGACTAGATTCTGCAAACTTGTTATTTAATTTCAACTTTAACTGATCCAGTAAAATCTTTTCAATGATCTTTTCAGGTTTACCAGTATATGCTTTACTGAATCTAATGAGATCACTGTTATAAGCATGTTCTTCAATGATACGAATCATCAACATTTCTTTTTGGTCGTTTACTTTTTCCGACCGTTCAATTCGTTCAACAACAAACTTTTTGGTTATTGTATTTGGATTATTTGGTTGAGCAATTTTAATTTCTAAACGCTCTGTACCTACAAAACCGACTCTGTTTAATAAATCAAACTCATCATTTATTAGAATAATACCTGTTAAATATGGAAGTTCTAAATTCTCAAATATGTTGAGTTCTACAATCGCAGCAGATATGTCTAATGTAAATCCCGCAGTGCGATCTGCAGTGATTAGAGCTTGTTCTATAACGTAATGCTTTGCTGATTGCATATTAACTCAATAACGCTTTCTTAAATCCAGATGCTATCTGAGGAGCAACTCTTTTGTTTAACACTTTAATAGTTTTTAATTGTTCATTACGTTCAATCATTCTGTCCAAATATGTCACAGGAATTAACCCTGATACACTCTGAGTAAATGGGTTAATATCAACCCAATTACCATTCGTATCCTCATAGTGATGAACACTGTTATATTGAGCAGTTTCTCCGTACACACTGACAGTCGTAATTGCATCAGTAGATGTTCTAATCAACTCATTAACGCCAAAGTTGTTAGGAGAGTTAACCACTATCTGACCAAGATCAAGATATCTCTTTAAGATCTTACCCGTTGATCCTGACGCAAGACCAATTATGGTTTCGTTAGGAAGGAATGTTGAGGATATATCGCCTGTAGTTGTGATTACTCTGTTGGGGTAGTCAACCAACGCCTTAGCTTGTAGGTCCGCACCAGACAATGGCCATCCACCTTCACGGATATCATCGTTCAGTAGATAAAACGTCCAATAGTAATCTGTTGTACCATACAACTTATAAGATAGAGTATCGGGTCTCTCATACTCTTCTATCTGCATTGTTTGATAATATGATATATCATCTTTGATTTGATCGACTAAATCAATATACGTTGAAATGTTTTGAAATAGAACAGGATCTTCACCTGTACCAAAACTGTATTGTAATAGTGGAAAAGGAGCAAAGTATTTTGACATTAATATCCCTGTTCAATATCTTGTTTGACAAGTGTACGAGTTTCGCTAAATGATAGTTGAATTTGAACAATGTTCCAACCACCATCCTTATGCATTGCACCGCCTTGTTCATTGTAAGTCGCAGAAAAGGATGTTAAATAACAAGGTAGAAAACGAATTCCAAGATCCTTATCACGATACTTAACTTTAATTTCAAACTTGTTTGGAAACTTTAAACCTAGAACACCTTGAGTTGAAGCTGTTCCACCAATATCTTCTGGATATAGTTGAGTACGGAAAAATCTGATAATATTCTTGATCTCTTGCGCTTCTCTAACACTGTTAGCAATTAACGAAAAATCAAACATAAAGGCGCGCATTGCAACGCCTCTAAACAAGGTTCTTGTGTTTGGATTTGGCACAACTTGCGCAACTGATTTTACAGCATTATTAACTTCTGGGCTAAGAGAATTAACATTATCGCCAATACGAACAGCAGCTAAACGAGCAAGATCTCCTCCTCCACCACCATTGGTCATACCATCAATAAATGATTGAATACTTCCAGAAATTGCAGCTTGTGATGCACTAGCAATACTTGCGCCATTAGCAACTAGACCTGCGCCGATGGCACCAAGTTGACCTAAGTTAACATTGTTGTCATAACTTACACCATCTTGGATTTGTAAAGCTCTTGGTAAAAATAATGTGACCTTACCATCACTTGTTACACCATTTATCCCAGGACTTATGGGTGTTCTTGGTATACCAAACAATTGTTGTTGAACATCGTAGTCAATTGCGGCAACGGCGCCGCGGTCGGCAAAAGTTTGAATGTTTGTGCTAGCACCAGCACCAAACAAAGTTACCTCAATTGGAGGCTCAACCATCGCCTCAAACGATATTGTTCCTAAGAAATCATCTTGATGTTCTATGGGATATTGGTAATAACCAGCCATTGTTTGCCTAATAAATACAGTTGCATCCACAAATATTTATAAGGCTTTTTGATGACATATAAGGGAAGATACAAGGTTATCAATCCTCACAAGTATAAAGGTGACGATTCAAACGTAATATACCGTTCAATGTGGGAACGTCATTGTTTTAGATGGCTTGACAACAACCCCCAAATAAAAGAATGGTCAAGCGAAGAAGTTGTTATTCCATATTTTTTTGACGTTGACAAAAGTTACCATAGATACTTTGTTGATCTAAAATATGTCACTAATGAGGGTGCTACTTTTCTGATAGAGATAAAACCCGACAAAGAGACCAAAGTTCCAACTAGTCAACGCAAAACCAAAAGATACATTACCGAAGCTGTGACTTATGTTAAGAACCAATGCAAATGGAAAGCCGCTTCTGAATACGCCAAAGACCATGGATGGCATTTTCAAATTTGGACAGAACACACTTTACAACAAATGGGAATTATGCCCAAACCTTTAAAACCGTTAAAACCGATGAAACCTTATCCTAAAAAGTAATATAACACAAATATCAACATAAATAAGCACATGAGTAATTTATTTCAAACCTTAGAATATGAAGCTTTTAGAGCTGGAATCACGCCGCGCACTTCACAGTCGCGCGAATGGTTCCGTAATAAAATGTCAACTATAAAGCAAATCAACCGTGCTAAGTTGATGAAAGAAGAACCCATACAGATTAAGAACCGCCAAGTGGTTGGTTCAATGTTTATGTTCTTCTATGATCCAAAACACAAAGAGACATTACCATACTATGACTCTTTCCCACTTGTTATCGTACTGAAACCCGCTGAAGGTGGTTTCTTAGGGTTGAACCTACACTACCTACCGCCAGTTTTAAGAGCGAAGTTTCTTGACGCTCTTTTGGAAGTTACGAACAATAATCGTTACGATGATACGACAAAGTTTAAATTGACGTACAACGCTTTGCAACGGGCCGCAAAGATGAAGTACTTTAAACCATGTATCAAACACTACTTGACTGATCACGTCAGAAGTCGATTTGCTATGGTTCCAGCACCTGAGTGGGAAATTGCTGTGTTTCTTCCAACCGCTGATTTCAACTCTCAAGGTAAGAAATACAGCATAAATAAAGTTTATGCCGATTCGAGGAACATGATCTAATGGCCAGTATTGAAGAGTTAAAAGGTTTGATATCGAATAGTGGTGGCATAGCAATGGCCAACTACTTCAGAGTTGAATTGCCATCAATCAACGGAATATCAACTCGTGATCTTGATCTGTTGTGTAAAGCTGTTAATGTCCCTGGTCGGCAAGTAATGACCAACAACAGAGTCATTGGAGCAATTGATCAAAAGGTAGCTTACAGTTCTATTAGTGACGATGTTAGTCTGTCTTTCCATGTAATGAACGATTATAAGATACGTACATATTTTGAGTCATGGCAAGCTCTTGCAATTGATCCAAACACTCATGAAATTGGATATCTTAACGAGTATGCAAAAACCGTAAAGATCCATCAATTAAAACCTGGAATAGGTCTACCAATATACAGTGATAGAATATTTGATATTGATTTGATATCTAAAGAAAAAATCATGTATACTTGCGAACTTTATGAAGCGTTCCCCACAACTGTAACCGCGATTGAATTATCTGATGCTTCTGAAAATACGGCCGTAGAGATACAAGTACAACTTTCGTATCGTAAATGGAAAATTGCTTGAAATGAATAAGGATGAAATGAATGGCACTACCTAAGTTAAATAATACCCCAAAATATGATTTGGTTATTCCGTCTATAAAAAAATCAATTAAGTTTAGACCGTATCTTGTAAAAGAAGAAAAGATCCTTTTGCTTGCTATGGAAACAAAAGACCCTGCGCAAGCGCTAAATGCTGTTTTAAACACAATTATGGCTTGTATTGATGAAAAGATTGACCATAATATTTTAACAACTTTTGATATTGAGTATATGTTTGTTAAAATACGATCAAAGTCTGTTGGAGAAACAAGTGAGTTTGGGGTTAATTGTTCTGAATGCAGTCACACTAATAAAATAACTTTAGATCTACAATCAATTGAGATTAATGTTCCAGATACAAATTTTATGATTCCACTTGCTGATGATATTACTATTGAAATGACATATCCTCATTTTAGTGATATGGCTAACAATAAAAAGTTAACGAATTCTACGTCATCAACAGAACAGACATTTGAAATGATTATGTCAGTGATGAAAGCAATCCATACAAATGACGAACGGATTGATCTAAAAGATGTTAGTCACAAAGAACTAGAAGAATTTATTGAATCAATGACTGGTGATCAACTACAGAAGATTAGAAAATTTGTTGAAACTATTCCAAAAATGACACACGATCTTGAATTTGACTGTGTTAAATGTCATCACCATAACAAATATACTATTGAGGGTATGCAGAATTTTTTTCAATAAGTCTATCTCACGAAACCCTAACTAATTATTATACTACCAATTTTAGATTAATGCGCGATCATAATTTTTCGTTAGATGAGATAGACGGATTAATGCCATGGGAAAAGGAAGTTTATGTTTCTCTGTTAATGCAATGGATCAAAGAGCAGCAGGAACAAACTAAAGGAAAACGTTAATGGCCACACTAAAAGATGTTGTTAGTCAACTAAAAAATAACAAAGAGTCAACAGACTCAACCAATAATAATGTTGATAAAACAACATCGGCTGTTAGCAAATTAACGGATGATGTTAATGGTTTCTTTACCACTTTTTTAAATATCAAACAAACCGAAAGACTAAACACTGGCG